TCGTTAACGAGGACAGAAAGCTCCATCTCGTTGAGGTCTTGAAAGTCGAAGATTTCCTGCTCTTGGTAGGTATCCCAGTAGACCTTCGCAACGCCGACTTTCTTAATAAGTGCGTCATGAAAGACATCGTTAAGCACCCGGTAGCCATTCAGCTCGTTGAACTGGTAGTGCATGTACTTAGTGGCCTGCTCGGCCATAGCCACGTCTTCTTGGTTGCGTGGTACAAACTCTACCGGCTTGTCAGTCGATAGAAACACGCGCATGAGAGAAGGCTTGATCGCGCGGATAGTATCTCGAACTTTTGTAGATACGACCTTAGACCGGCCATCCTCTTCGCCGATATCAGTCTCACCATCGAAGTACCGCTGCGCCTTAATGCGGTCTTCAGCAATCTCAGATTCGCAGAAATCGACAGCATCCTGCACAGCCTCGCGTGCAATGCCCTCAATATCCTGCTCTGTCATTGGTTTTAATTCCATTAATTATCTCCTTGTGGCAGCGCAAACAAGTCACCCGTTAGGAGTCCGCCATATTGACCTGCTTGTTGCGACACGGAACCTCTAAGTGCGTTCCTTATTTGCATAGCTCTAGCCATTAATTTCTGTAATCCATCTTGGCTTGTTAGCGCTCTACGCACAGCTTCTGGGTCTTCTGATAGTAGCACTTCTACCACTTTTGCCCTGTCTTTTTCGCTTAAGTCAGGCGCTGCGTCAGCAAGCTTTCTGCCTACGAATTGAGCCAAAGCAAGAGGATCTCCACTCATTATTCTGAGCGTTTCTTCAGTTGATCCACGAGAACCGATTTGCGCCGCCGCGATATTTGTAGGAGCTGTCTGGCTGCCGCGCAATATATCTTGAGCAGCACGTTGAGATCCGGCCGCTATATCGAGTTTCGCAATGATGTCGTCAATCGATTCGCCGGGAAACAGCGTTCGTAGAATGATCCCCTCTTGCCGATCTGGATTCGCTAATCTCTCAATTACGCCGGGCTGGCGATTTAGCTGATTACGAAGTGATGCCATAACGCCAGACCTATATGCCTCTAACGCTTGTGGATTCGCTTGTAACCGCTCTACTTCAATCTCAACCTCATCCGCGTTTCTGCTCATGGCTTTACGGCCTTCCGCAAACGCATCTCTCACGTCTCGCCGCAATTTTGCACGCGCACGAGTTGCATCAAGATTTGGATAAACTTTATCTAACATGCTTCGGAGATCAGCGGCAGCGTCAGAGTAATTGCTCGCAAGACTGCCCGAGCCTGCTCTGTATAGCTTTGTGGCTTCTTCATCTAATGCTCGACGAATAACCTCAGCATCTTCTAGTGTAGGCGCACGACGCAGCGTTACTGCGCCCGCTTCATCTGGCACAAAAAGCGGCACTAATGTCCTTGAGGTCGAATAGATATTATCAACCTCGGCACGCGCTGCAGGTAAGCGTTGCAATATATCTTGAAGAGTAGAGGCTATTTCTGGCGTTACCTGTGGCACTGACTCATATACCCTTTGATAATCTTCACGCTCAAGCAATCTTAGCTCATCATCAGATCGCTGCATTCCGCGCAGTATATTAGGATCATCAAGTTGCGGCGCAAGAGTGCGCTGTAACGCACCAGCAGCAGCCGTTCTTGTTTCTCTTGCTCTTTCTGGCAAACGCTCTTTGATTTTAGCGCCCGCCTCGTCAAGTGATGATTGATAAGCGCGTAAGGTAGCCATCAATGTAGCGTTTTCTGCGATAATCTTGCCATCCCTAACGTCAGCAATTACCTCATCTATAGTTTTACCAGTGCCTTCCGCCAAGCGCTGCAATTCTGCTTGTACTTTTGTTGCTGATCGTTGTGGCAGTCTATTTGCAAGATATCTTTGGAAGCCAGCTCCTAAGCCACCAAGAGCCGCACTAGCCACTGCGCCGCCGACCGCTCCTCCCGGCGCATCCGCAAGGCTTCGCAAGCCCTCACGCTCACTATAACCTACGCCTGCAAGCGCGCCTTCGCGTGCGCCTAAACCAGCAGTACGAGCAAGCGTTGCGCCAGTGCGACCTGCGCCTGCCGCCAGACCAGCGCCACCTGTAAGCAGGCCAATGCCAATGCCGCCAATAAGCTCAGCAGTTAACGCTGTACCGGGGTTTTGTTGTTTGTACTCCGCAAGCTTGCCCCGTAGCTCATCACGAATTTCTTGATAGCCTCGGTCGTCCTCTGACAAACCAAGCATGCCTGCGGCGGCCCTAGCGCCCGCCTCAATTTCTTCACCAAATCCAAATGTCACACCTTGCGCCACAGTTCTACCAAACTGCGACTCTACTGGTGGCGTGTAATCTCCATATAAATATGAAGCCATACGCGCAAGCTCTTCAGCAGATTGACGATCACCTGCAGCTATAGCTTTGTCGATTGCGGCTTTATATTCTTGCTGCGTTTTTTGCATGACTAATTAGCCTTTTATCAATCGAAATATGACGACGCGCTTGATGACAATGGCGGTGGTGTCGTAGTGCTTGGTAACACGGGAGCGACTGTCGGTGTGCTAGGTGCTGGCAAATTTTTAGGTCTTTGCGATTCTATGTAATCGCTGTATTTCACATCTCCTGCCGCAAGCTCTCGAGCTTTGTCATACATAGCATTTGCCATTTTGCGCCGCAGGCTAATGATGTTTTCTAGTTGCTTGATTTGCTGATCTGCCGGAAGACCTTTATTAATATTAGTGCGTAATGCTAAGTTTAATTCTGAGGCACTCAAAGCGCCAAACGTCGTACCGGAAACCACCCCCAAACCGAGCTGGTTAGCAGCTCGCTCAAATGCAGCAGCCTCAGCGGTGATGTTGGGCAAGTACTGCGCTAATGGCCCTGTGATTCCGGGACGCGCTTTGACTGCAGCCAACGCTTGCTCCAAGTTGTTGATGTCTTCTTGAATTTGATCGTAAGACTTCATCGCCTCCACGCCGACTTTTTGCGCTTGGTTGAAGTCAGCAGCCTCTGTTTTGACTTCTTGCTCTAATCGGAATTTTTGTTCAGGCGTTAACTGCTTTCCTCCAGTTAATACGATTTCAACCTTACCCGTATTTGGATCAACGCGCGTAACGTACTCTGCGCCAGTCTCGGGGTCTGTTTTAGGAGCGAAAAACTTATCTGACACACCTCCTACGTCATAAGCCATAGACAGCGCATCAGCGGCTAATGTTGGATCGGCCTCAACCATATCTGCGAGGTTAGGCTTGCCAATTTGACGTAAGTGTTCCGCTGTGCGGTTGGCAGTTTGTGCTTGCTGCCGGCGCTCTTGTATGCCTACAGCTCGCGTTTGCATGGCTCGAGACAAGTTGGGATCAGGCTGTAATCGCATTGCATTGAATGCCATAGCGGCGCGTGCGCGTGATTCGGGATCTTGTAAGTAATCTAAAGCCCCACGACCTAAGCGACTAAGAAATCCAGCTTGCTGCGGCCTTGGAGTTGTTGACCCTCCAGCCACACTGACGGCCGGCTTCATTGCTTGCTCGCGACCTCTCATAAAATTCATCTGACTCATTGTTGGCTGCAGTTTGCTTAACATGCGCATCGTTTCGCGCTCGTCCTCGTCACGCTGACCAGTCACTGAAGGCATGCCTAACTGACGACGTCTTTGCGCCGCAAGCTGCGGAGATAAAGCCAAATCTAGGGGAATCATTTTTTGCGCCATGTTTATATCCTTAACCGTTATCCTAAACCGAGCAACGCTTTTAATTTAGCTAGTTTTTCAGCGTCACCTTGCGCTTGCATACCCATCATCCCTGTCGCTACTGGTGTCATCGCAGGATGCATAGGTTGCTGTAACAAGCCACCGCCCACCATCATCGGCATTGGCTGTGCAACATCAAACTGTTGGAACGTCGTAGCAGCCGCTCCTACCCTGTTTGCCAGCTCGCGCATTTTTGCCCGCTCTTCCTCGTCTTTCATAAGGAAATCTAGCAATCCTTTGTATGACTGCGCTTGTGGTGTTTCTTGATCAGTAGCCACCATCTTACAAACTCAATCCAAGCGTTAAGTAATCAAACAGGCCGGGCTGTCGTGATGTCGTACTAGACTGCGGTGTCGGTGTAGCACCCAATGCCTGAGCATAGTAGCCAAGAGCCTGAGCTGGGTAGTTACGGAAGCCTTCAAACTGCTGACGTGCCGCATTCATGATCTGCTGCTGGAGCTGCTGTTGCATCGCTCCCTGCTGTCCCATCTGCTGCTGTATTGTCTGACCCATGCCGAAGCCAAGGTTAGCAAGACTTCCAAGTTGAGAAGCTGCACCTAGGCGTTGCTGAGATCCTGCTAGTTTCGCCGCTTGGTTAGCAAGCTGTGCCTGCATGCCCTGACCCAACCCAAACTCTTGTGCGCGCTGACCCATGCCTGCTTGTTGTGCCGCCGCTTGCAGTGCCTGACCGAAGCCTTGCTGTCTTAGTGATGCCGCTGTGCTTGCGCCTTGCTCTAATGCCTGACGTCCTAGCTCTGCTTGTTGGATAGCTTCGCGTGAGCCACCAAATGCGCGTGCGCCTTGAAACTGCGCTGCGAGCTGATTAGCCTGCATTTGACGCTGACGTTCGATGTCACCTAATGCACCCGAAACGACTTGCTGCTCATACGGGTTTACAAACTGCCCGATTTGACTAGCGATACTCGGTGCCTGATAGCCAAAGCCTTGCACTCTAGAAGGCTGGAAGCCTAACTCTGTGCCAGTAGCGCCCATTGCCGCACTGAGTCCGCGAGAAGCGCGATCATAAATACTTCCGCCTCTTGCGCCTGCATCGATTGGCGCTTGTGGTATTGGTGCGCGCTTAGGCGGAAAGCCAGCCGATGGCCCGCCTGCTGGATCAAATGGTGGCGTCATGCCCGGCTGTGGCTTCATGCCCATCTGTGGCGCTTGTGCTGCCCCTGCTCCTGCTCCTGCCATGTTATTTACTCCGACTCGCTATCTTGACCGGCCCGCCGGTAGTACCGACGTTAATTGGGCCGCCAGCAGGATTAAAACCGCCTGTCACTGCTGGGTTAAATGATGTTTGTAGGTTTACCAATTGGTTCTGCAAAGCAGATATCTGGCTTGCTAATCCACTCGGATCAAAGCCCGGCGCTTGCTGTAAAGCCGTGATCTGGCCCTGCAAGCTGCTAGGGTCAAACATTGGGATCTGACCGATAGCTAACTGATTAGCCGCTATCTGCTGTTGTAGGCCGCTAGGATCAAATCCGGGTGCAGTCTCCAAGGCGCTGAGGCGTGACTGCAGACCAGAAGCATCAAAGCCCGGCGCAGTCTCTAGCGCTCCAAGGCGTCCCAAGATGCCAGAAGCATCAAAGCCGGGGCGCTGTTGTAAAGCTTCAATTTGCGATTGTAGGCCGCTTGGGTCAAATGGTGTAATACCACCGACTTGCTGCTGTAAGCCCTGTATCTGGCTTTGTAGGCCCGTAGGATCAAAGCTTGGACGCCCTTCCAATGCACTAAGTCGTTGCGTGAGAGCTGAGGGATCGAAGCCGGGCTGCTGTTGGAGCGCAGTAATCTGTTGTTGCAAGCCTGAAGGGTCAAAAGTAGGCCGTGTTTGCAACTGTCCTACCTGTTCTTGCAGACCACTAATCTGACCTAACAAGCCGCTAGGATCAAACTGCTGCATGCCGCCCACTTGCGACTCCAGCCCACTTAATCGTTGTGTCAAAGCTGATGGGTCAAACGGGGAGAAACTTTCCACGCGACCACGGATATCACCAATCTGCTCGTAAATAGCGGTTGGATCAAAGCCGGGCCTGCTTTCGAGTGCGCCTAATCGAGCTTGTAAGCCGCTAGGATCGAACTGTTGAATTCCTTCAACTCTGCCCTGCAATCCAGCTATTTGCTGTTGTAAGCCAGAGGGGTCGAATTGTTGCATGCCTTCGAGTCTTGCTTGATTGGCTGCAATTTGTGCTTGCAAGCCAGAGGGGTCAAAGGTTTCTCTGCCGCGCAACTCTGCAAGCTGTGACTGTATGTCAGTAGGATCAAACGGCGTTATGCCCTCAACGCGCCCCTGTAGACCGGCGATTTGTTGTTGGAGGCTAGATGGATCAAAGCGTTCTACGTTACGCAACTCTGCAATTTGCTGTTGTAAGGCAGTAGGATCAAACGGTGAGAAGCTTTCAACACGGCCTCTAATATCACCGATCTGCTCATAGATCGCTGTAGGATCGAAGCCTTGTCGGTTCTCAAGCGCTCCCAATCGCGTTTGTAGCTCAGTGGGGTCAAACTGCGTTATTCCACCTACTTGCCCCTCAAGGCCAGCTAAACGCGCTGTAAGCTCGCTAGGATCGAATTGCGGCTGACCTCTCAACTCAGCAATCTGCTGCTGAAGGTTAGTAGGATCGAACGGCGTTATGCCACCCACACGACCTTCTAATCCTGCAAGGCGCTCAGTCAATGCAGAGGGATCAAACTGCTCTACATTCCGCAATTCTGAGATTTGTTGCTGCAAAGCAGTAGGATCGAATGGAGAAAAGCTCTCTACGCGCCCTCTAATGTCGCCAATTTGCTCATAAATGGCAGTTGGGTCAAACGTTTGACGTCCTTCTAACGCACCAAGTCGAGTCTGTAGGTCGGTTGGATCAAATTGAGTAATACCGCCTAAACGGCCTTCTAAACCAGCGATGCGCTCAGTTAAACCTGAAGGATCAAACTGAGGCGCTTGGCGTAGCTCTGCAAGCTGTTGTTGGATGTTAGAAGGATCGAACGGTTGGAACTGACTAAACTGACCCTCTAATCCTGCAATCCGCTGTTGTAGACCCGATGGATCGAACTGTGGCTGTCCGCGTAGTTCCGCGATCTGCTGCTGTAAAGCACTTGGATCAAAGGGCTGGAATTGACTGAACTGACCTTCTAAGCCAGCTATTTGTTTCTGTAGACCACTAGGATCGAATGTCGGTCGCTCTTGTAGTGCCGCGATCTGCTGTTGCAACCCAGAAGGGTCAAACGTAGGACGCGCTTGTAAGTCTGCAATTTGCTGTTGTAGTGCTTCTATTTCCGGCATTGGTACTGTCGGCGCTCTGCCGTACTCCATGCCAGTCATGGGGTCTAAGAAGTCTATAGATGGGCCACTAAATATTGGCGTATAGCCACCGGGGCCACCAACAGTGCCTCCGCCTTGACCGGGCGGCAATTGCATTCCGGGCGGGCCATCAGGTGTTGTGTCGAACTGACCATAGGGGGGCACGCTAGTAGGAAGTGCGCCGTATTGCGCAAACTGCTGTGGGCTACGACGACGCAGCTCACCTAATGTTTCTTCAAACAAACTGCCAGAACCGTAACCACGTAGGCCACCCCTGAACTCCTCCGCACGCGGAACACCTGCAAGTGGATCAAATCCGGGGCCAGCCAACCCGAACGCCTCTGCGGCACCGCCGGTAGCACGCATGGCTTGTTCTTGCATTGGAGAGAATGCCGCGACTTCTGGGCCGTAGTAGGGCAGGTAGCCCATCTGCGCTGTGCGTTGTGCGCGTGCAAGGTTTTCGCGGGCTGCTGCCTCGATGAACTGAGGTATCTCTACCTGCGTAGTCTGACTGCCGCCTTTTCCACCTGACATATCAAAGTTCCTTTGCTAATACTGTGAAGGCTTCTTCATAGCCCTTGTCTTTCAGCACTTTAGCCCAGCCTTTGCGTCCCGCGATCGTCATAGCAGTGCAACCGTTCATTCGTGCAAACTCAGCCGCAGAACCATCCATCTCTACGATCTGATCTAATTCACCCCCAGCAAGAAAAACGTGTAGAACCTTCTTGTTGGGGTACTTAATAATCTCCGTTACTGCACACCCTCGTGGTGCCGGCCAAAACTGCATACTGCCTGTAGCGATGGCTTCAACCACGTTAGAAATCGTGTGTGTGCCGTTTGCTCTCTCTAGAGCTGCCTCTAACCAAGGCTGACACCGCACTAATTCCTCTACTATGGTTGCCAATTATATCACCTATGGACTCGTATGATCGTTAATGTCGTCGCCGGACATGCAGGTTCATCAGAAATACCGCTTGCCGCGAAGGCTTTTAAAGAGCCATTAGTGCTATCACAGGCCGTAGCGACCTCTAAGTAATCGTTTGCAGTGGCGTGGATAATGACCGCCCTGCTTACCACTGTCGTTTCTGCATTGCCATGTAACGCCGCCCTCATCGTGCTGCCGGCCATGTTTGTGCCGTTTTTTTTAGGCCAAAAAGCAAACTCTACGGTGCTGGCTGATGAGCTAAATATCTGCGCAGAAAAGCTAACAAGGTAATACCCTGTCTCGCTAAACGTAATACGCGACCCGTTGATCGGTAATCCTTCGTTGTTACTGTCTGCTGTGTAAGATAATTCATACGTTGTATTAGCCGCCGCATAGGCATAATCAGACGTGATAGTGAAATCGCCATGACCATCAGCTAGAACGATTTGCTTAAACTCACCGCCGGCACTGACAACCGGGTAGCCCGTAGAGTCCCACAAGATAATCCCGTCGTCTTTTGCGCTGTCTCCGGCCTCAAAGTATGCGAGCTGCGACCGCACACGTCTCAGGTAGTCGTTAAGCCGTTCGCCCCAAGGCTTCCACTCTGGGCCGCCGGGAGGAGGTGGGAAAGCCCCAATACTCACCGACGCCCTCCGGGCTTAACGTCAAGTCTCATATTGCCTACCCGAAAATCTACAAGATCACTTCCTGTGAGCCTCATACGGAGCTGACGTCCGGTAAACCTTACACTGGTAGGGTTAGCCATCGTAAACGGCCCGTGCGAGCTTTCTGCGGCGTTAGGATAGAAGCGCGTCTTAAACGTAGCAGTCACCTGACCCTGCGTCTTTTCATCAGGAATCAGCTCAGTGACGCGGACAACGTTCTCACCCTCTCCGACAAAGATAGGCCCGCTCTCTACAAATATCTCATCGCCATCGTGCGACAGTGAGACCTCGTGATCGAAGATGTTGGCGCTAGGATCGAACCACATGGGATATCGGAATACGCCACGATCAACGGCTGCTGTACGAGCCAGAGTGCCGATCATCCAATATTGCTGTTGATAGTTGTAGGAGACGTAGCGGTTGTTTTCCTGCGAGTCGCGCGATGGATAGAACCACCAGACCTCGCCATACTGCGAGTTATGCACCGCACAGACTTTAGATGCCTGCGAGTTGTTGATATCGTCAAACACGTAGTCAGCGACATCACAGGGGATTTCTTGTACTGATGAGCCGTTATAAACAAAGAACGCCTTCTGACCCATCCAGAATGCACCCTCGTCCACTGCAACCGCTGATTGGCGTGAGATCCCGCCACAAGCTGTCCCAGCACGCTCAAATCCGTAGACCACGGGCGGCCCTGAGTAGGATGCTACGTGAGCATCAGTCGTCGTAATAATTAATGCCCGGCCTCGAATACGGATGCCCTGCATGATCTTGCCAGAGGTCTGTAGCTCTAAATCACCGGCCTCGTTAGTAGCCGCAGGCGTCCATGTATCGATATCTTCTCTATCTGACCATTGAACCTTACGAGGATTACCGCCGGCACCAAGACAGAAGACAAAGCGCTCTTCAGTCACCATGATTGACGTGTTGCTTGTGGGCGCATTGGAAACAAGTGCCGCATTGGCCGCGTTGTTAAGCTGCCATTGGTAAAGCTTGCCGTCATCGCTAGAACACGCAACAAGGTACTCGCCCCAGTTGTCTAGTGACCACGTTGTACACTCCTGCGGAATGCCCGCAATACGCGCTGTACCGTAGTATTCCTGACCGTAGAAGTTACCGCCAAAACCGAGGTTCTCCACAGCGTTTACATTACCGCTAGTCAGCCCGGCTGGGGTGATGTCAATAATCGTATTGGACTCAATAGACGTAAACAGGCCGTCCGCCGTGCCGAAGGCATAGTGGATGTTTCCTGAGTTATCGAGCCACGTAACAGCGCCACGGGGCGGTTGTGTCGCCGCCGCAGCCTTTCTGGTATCCCAGCCGCCAACAGGTCGCAGAGAGTTGTTTCGCCATCTAACTAGGCTTGCATCTCTCCAACGGCCTGCTGACTCTAGGTCTGTTCCGTTCCGTACAATCCCCGGTGGGATATCCAGAGTAATGAGAGGCATTAATCCTCCTGATCAGCAACCTCATCGTAGTCAGCATCTGTGCCGACTTC